TGCCCGTTGCGACGCGCTTAGGTCTCCACGCTCGAGCTGTTCCACCAGCCACAGCGCTCGGCGCGTGCTGTCGTACAGGTACGGCAGGTCTGGGCGATAGTGCCCGCCTTGAAGCTGGTGGAGGATCTTGCGGCGCAACACCCGCTGCGGCTTGTCGAGCGCGTCGACTGCGAGGTGGTCAACGAACGAATGAGCGCGTCGCCTCTGCTCGATCGCCTCGCTCTGAAGCTCCACGACACCGTCAGTCGACACGCTGCACAGCCTAATGACGACAGGGACGAACCGCTGCCGCGGCACGCAAGTGTCACGCTCAACAGCGTTACATCGTGCGTTACTTCGCCGTTACGACGGTCGGCCACAGGGCTGAGTAGCCCTTGCCATCAGAGCCCGACGTCGCCGTCGTCGCGAGCACAACTTCAACGGCATCAATGAGGGACGGAAGCGTGACCCTCAAACAGTCCGTGTAGCCGCGTGTAACGCAGCGTGTAAGCCACACGCATCTAGCACGGCACTACACGATCCCAGTGTTCAAGCTACACACGGCTTACACGGACTACACGCCAGGCTCAGAACGGCGCTCCCTCCCTTTTAAGGGAGCGCGTGTAAGCAAACGTGTAACGCAGAACCCGGCCATCGCAAGCCACAAGAGCCCCTATGATCCGCAAGCAAGGAACGCCCACGAATGCGCACACCTCGACCGCACCGGCACGGACACCGGCACACCCTCGAGCAACCCACGCTCGACACCACACCGCGTCGATCGAACGCCACAACACGATCCCGCCCTCAAAGACACCATGAGGGGGTGCGGTCCGAAATCGACACGACGATCAGCGCAGATCACCCCGCTCCTGTCCGCTTTTTTTGTGCACGCGTTTGGTGCAGAACGGCCCGTAAAGCGTTTCTGCGGTTTTGGCCTAGCGCGGGTATCGGTTCGGGTCGCGCGTGCCGGGAGAACGGCGGGAACGCCGAACACAACCCGCACGGGTGTCTGTGTGCCTAGCCGCTGTGCTTGTGGGCGCGAGTTGCCGCCGGGCCGCCGGACATGTGATCGTTGCAAGCGCGACCGCGAGCAGCGTCGAGAGCTTGAGCGCGTCGGTCGCCGGCTGAGTCCTGAGCAGCGCGGCTATGGCGCGGCGCATCGTGCGGAACGCAGGAAGTGGGCGGCGATCGTGGCGGCTGGCGGTTGCCCGTGTTCGCGCTGCGGCGACCTCATCGCCCCGAACGAACGCTTCGACCTCGGCCACGTCGATGGCGACAAGTCGCGCTACGCCGGTCCCGAGCACGTGCGTTGCAATCGCGCGACGGCGGGCCGACGCGCGCCGTGGCCGACGAGTCGGTCGTGGTAGACGACCTTGAAGCGAAGGCGCACGAGCTGGCGCGGTCGGCTGGCGTCGTGCTGGACGACTGGCAGAGCGAGCCGCTTGTGCGCTCGCTGGAGTACCGCGGCGACGGGCTGTGGCGCTATCCCGAGGTGACGATCCTCGTCCCGCGCCAGAACGGCAAGGGCGAGATCATCCTTGCGCGTCAGCTCGCCGGGCTGTTCTTGGACCCGGACTGTCGGTTGCAGATCTACACGGCGCACCTCTACACGACGGCGCTCAGTGCGTTCATGCGGCTGCTGGACGTCGTCGAGAGCACGCCGAGCCTTAACGCGCAGGTCAAGCGCACGACCAGATCGACGAACGAGACCGGTATCGAGCTGCTCGACGGCTCGAAGATCCTCTTCAAGACCCGCTCGAATAGCTCAGGTCGCGGCCTGTCGTGTGACCTGCTGTACCTCGACGAGGCGATGATCCTCAGCGAGGTCGCCTTGGCGGCGCTGTATTTCACGCTGAGCGCGCGTCCGAACGCGCAGGTCTGGTTCGTCGGCTCGGCGGTCGATCAGCTCGTCCACGACCACGGCCTTGTCCTTGCCCGGATGCGGGCCCGCGGGCACGCAGGCGATCCGGGGCTGCTGTTCTTCGAGCACGCCGCGACCGCTGAGCTTGAGGAGTTGCTGCGGGAGCCGGCGCGACTCGCTGACCGCGGGCTCTGGCGCGAAGCGAACCCGGCCCTCGAGACCAGAATCAGCCTGGAGACCGTCGAGCGCGAGCTGCAAGCGATGAGTCCGCGATCGTTCTGCGTCGAGCGCCTCGGCGTCGGCGACTGGCCGGCGCTGGACGCCACGGGAAGCGCGATCATCCCGCCCGCGCTGTGGTCAGCCGGCCTCGACCCGGTGAGTCAGCCCAGCGCGCTGATCGCGTTCGCGTTCGACGTGAGCCCGGACCGGTCGCGCTCGAGCATCGGCGCGGCGAGCCGGCGCACCGACAGCAAGATGCATGTCGAAGTCATCGACGCACGCGACGGGACCGGGTGGCTACCCGATCGCCTCGCCGAGCTCGTCGCGAAGCACGGCATCAAGTCAGTTCGCTGCGACGTCTACGGCCCGGCGGGCTCGCTGCTGCCGGCGCTCGCCGAGCGCGGCATCGACGTGAAGACGACGACGTCGCAGGAGGCCGCGCAGGCGTGCGGTGCGTTCCTCGACCTCGTGTCGCAGGACAAGCTGCGCCACATCGGGCAGGCGCCGCTCACTGCCGCGGTCGCTGGCGCGGCGACCCGCGAGCTCGGTGACGGCGTTGCGTGGCGCCGCAAGCGGTCGACGGTCGACATCACGCCGCTTGTCGCTGTCACTCTGGCAGCGTGGGACGCGGCGCAGATCAAGCCGCGCCGACCCGTGATGGTGGCGTTCGGCTAACCCGCAGGCGGGTCGATGTAGCCCTTCCCCTTGCAGGTGGTGCAGGGCGCAGGCTCCCCGGCTGCCAGTCTCCGGGATATGCGTGTTCCCTTGCAGGCAGGACATGTCACTGCCTGCGTGGGCGTGCTTAGTGCGGGCCGACGGTCGAGAGTCATAGATGCAGTATGCACACCACCGTCGCGGGATAGGGAGATGGCCTCGCCTAACTCCGGTAGATGAGCAACACATGGTGTCTGTCGCATCTACCTGTAATACTTGCGCCCCTAGAACGGCCTGCGATGGATCGCAGCGTCGGACATGGCCACGGAAGGCCCATCACATGCCGCATCGGACACCGCGTTGAAGCTCCCGTTCGCCAAGGCGAGGGATAGCCGACGCGCTGACCAGACGCGGTCGATCGACAGCTTCGAGTTCAATGGCGTCCGCTACCGGATCTCGCAGACGCTCCGGCAGACCGGTCCGATCGAGCGCCCGTCCACGTTTGGAGACCTGATCTGGGTCTACAAGCGCAACCCCGTCGTCTACGCGCTCGTCAACATGCGCGCCCGGCTGTTCTCGGAGATGACGCCGAAGTGGCGCTCAACGAGCGATCATCACCTCTTCGGCGATCTCGGTCTACTGCCGCTTGAGGAGCCGTGGCCGGGTGCCGGGACGAGCTCGCTGCTGCATCGCATGCTGCTCGACATCGACCTGGACGGCAACTTCTATGGCGTCCTGAACCCTGATGACGGGATCGATCGCCTGCGCCCGGACTGGGTGAACATCCTCATCGACTCGCCGAGCGGCGACCCGAACGCCGCGGACGCCCGCGTCGTCGGCTACGTCTACACCCCGTTCGGCAGCGACAGCGGCTCGACGACATACCTGCCCCACGAGGTCTGCCACTGGGCCCCGAACCCCGACCCGGTCTTCCGTTACCGCGGGATGAGCTGGATCCAGTCCGTCATGGCCGAGGTCTGCGCCGACGACGCGATGACGCAGCACGTCATCAACTACTTCGAGAACGGCGCCACCGTCAACCTGCTCGTCACGCTCGACGCGGACAACCCGGACGACTTCAACGAAGGCGTCGCGACGTTCAACGCAGCGCACACAGGCTCTGACAAGGCGCACGGGACCCTGTTTCTCGCGAACGGCTCAAGCGCGACACCGATCGGCTCGAACCTCTCGGATGTCACGTTCGCGCCCGTGCAGGGCAAAGGCGAGACGCGGATCGCTGCCGCATCGGGCATTCCTCCCTCGCTTGCCGGCCTGTCGGAGGGCCTCGCGAGCACGAACTACGGGTCGAACTTCACCGCGAGTCGCCGCGCCTGCGCTGACACGCTCCTGCGCCCGCTCTACAGGTCCGCGTGCGCCGCGCTGCAAACGCTCCTGAACGTGCCCAACGCGGCCGAGCTCTGGTATGACGAGGCGCAGATCCCGTTCCTTCAGGCGGACCTGATCGATGCGGCGAACACGCGTCAGGCGGACGCCTCAACGATGTCGACGCTCATCGTCGCCGGCTTCACGCCGGAAAGCGCGCGAGACAGCGTGATCGCGGGCGACCCGTCGCTGCTCGTCCACAGCGGCCTGGTGAACGTCCAGTTGCAGGAGCCCGGCGCGACCGCGCCGGCCCAGAAGACCATCGCGCCTGCGCCTGAAGAGGAGGCCGTGCATGCCTGACCCTGAAGACATCGGAATCCTCGCGCAGATGCTCGAGCTCGGCTCGCAGTACATCTGCGAGCAGGACGAAGGCGACCCCGCCGAGGCCGCCGCGATCGAGGGCATGAACGCGATCCAGGCGAT